ATGATCGTGGTTATGAGTTTCAGATATGGACTGAGAAAGAACTTGAAGCAATGGGTATCAAAACTATGACAATGAGATTCAAAGCAAGCAAAACAAAGACTGGCAAAAGAATATGGAAATCACTTAAGAAAAGAGTATAAATATAGTTATGATTAAAGAAGATAAAGGGATTTAATGGCTAGTTTATTCGACAAGTTAGAATCAGAAGCATTCCGTAAAGGATTACAGGCTCGTAGTAAAGAAGCTAATGACTGGTTTGCTAAGAATGTTTCAAAGCTTGGTAAGATCGGATCAGGTAAAATGTTAGGTGATGATAGATTAAGAAAACAGGCTGGCGCTTCTCCTGGTGATATGGTGATGTACACATATAATCCAAAGCACAAAGCAACATTACCATACTATGATACATTTCCATTAGCTATTGTTGTTGGTTCAGCACCAGGTGGATTCCATGCAATTAACTTACATTACTTGCCACCTAAAGTCCGTGCAATCTTCTTAGATAAATTAAACGATGTTGCGTCTAATCAAAAATTTAATGCAACAACAAGATTTAAGATTACTTATAAGTTGCTTATGGCAACAAAGAGCTATAAATATTTTAAGCCATGCTTTAAACATTACTTGACACCTAATTTAGGCTCAAGTATTATGAAGGTTAATGCAGCGGAATGGAACATAGCAATATTTTTACAAACAGCATCATTCAAGAAAGCCAGTACGGGTAAAGTTTGGGCTGATTCAAGGAGTCAATACTAATGTCATTACCGGTAAGTATCGATACAATGAAGTCTACAATTAACCGTAGAGGTGGTTTAGCAAGATCAAATAGATTTGGCGTGTACATAACTCATCCTTCAAAAAACATAAATAGTTTATTGAATTTTAATCCCGCAACACTCTTGAGCAATTTGATCTCAGGTGATGGTGTAAATGCTGGAGATTTTATTAGTGATCCAAGAGATATGTTTATATTATGTAGAAATGTTCAACTACCTGGAAAAAGAATATCTACAACAGAAGCTACACATAATCATCACTTATCTAAAAAACCATATGGAGCAATTGCAGATGAAGTGACTATGACATTCTTATTGACAAATGATTATTATATCAAGAAGTATTTTGATATGTGGCAAGAGATGATTGTAGATACTTCAAGTAAACATTATAAAACATTTTATAAGAATGATTATGTTACTGATGTGACAATACAACAATTGTCATCTGGTAATGATGTTGTGCCAGGATATTCAATAATATTACAAAATGCTTATCCTATACAAGTAGGAGCTATTGAATTAAGTTCTGAAGGAGATGGATTAATGGAAGTAACTATCACATTTGAATACGATAATTATAGAAGCGTTGGATTAGTAGATGGGTTCTCAGAAATTGCTGATAACTTATTACAAATAGGAAGAAATACATTAGATACATTTAATAGATTATTTTAATTTTTAATATGGAGAGAGATTGATATGTTGCCAAAAATTGCAACCCCAAAGTATGATATGATTGTGCCCTCAACGGGCGAGAGTATTACATACAGACCATATTTGGTCAAAGAAGAGAAGATATTGTTAATAGCAATGGAATCTCAAAGTGATGAAGCAATGGAAACTGCTGTTATTGATATCATTAAGATGTGTGTAGAAACACCGATTAATGTAAAAACTTTAACAACATTTGACATTGAATATATTTTTGTAAACTTAAGAGCAAAGTCAGTAGGTGAAGGTATAAAACTTAGCCCAACTTGTGAACATTGTGAAGAAGTAAACGAAGATATTAAAGTTGATTTAGACAAAGTAATAGTGTCAGGCCTTGAAGAAGAGATTGACATGCGTGTTAAGTTAACAGATGATATATCTGTTGATGTAACTTGGCCAACTATGAAAAATAAATTAACTGAAGCTGAGATGAAAACTGGTACTGATACACTTATTAATATGGTGGCTAGAGGTATCGGAACAATTTATAGCGGTGAAGAAATATATGCGGCTGCTGATTCTACTAAAAAAGAATTAGTAGAATTTGTTGAGAGTTTAGGGTCAGACCAGTTTAATGCTTTACTAACTAAAGTTTCTGAAGCACCACAATTAACTTATGACTTAGAGTTTAAATGTAAAGCTTGTGGAGAAGATAACAAGCTAGAGTTAAAGGGATTAGCTGATTTTTTTCAATAACCCTTTCTCATACTAATATTGGGCATTATTACAAAACTAATTTTGCATTATTGCACCAATTTAATTTTGCGTTAACTGAACTTGATGACATGATGCCGTGGGAAAGGGAAATATATGTTTCTCTTGTGGAAGACCACGTAAGAAAAGAAAACGAAAGGATGAAAAAACAAAATGGCTAAAGACAATCTAGGGTTATTAACAGAAATTGCAGGTCAGCTGAAAAAGCTGAATCAGCAAAGCATCCGACAGGATTTGCAGAATAAAGAATATCAGGAGAGACAACTTGCCCAAGCTGCTGGAGGAGAAACAGTAGGAGAGCAAGGTGGTGGAGTAATATCTGCGGCTGAAGACTTTAAACGAAGAACCAAAGCTGGTGTATTTAATGCTAAGATTGGTGAAAGTTTTACTGCTAGTGGTGATAGAGCCAAAGCTACCGTTAAAGAAAATAAGGAAAACGAAAAAGAAAGAAAGCAAGAAAAAAAAGATAAGAAGTTACAATCTCTCAGAACTGCTGATAAGAAAGTTGGTTTATCGACTGTTGTAGAAAAAGCTAAAGAGCTTAATATGATAGAAGAAGATGAACTTGGCCAACTAAGACTAATTAAAGTAAATACTGATGCGCTAGTACACATGCTTGGTGGTATTAGAACTCACCTTGGAATGAGTAATAAGGCTGCTGAAAAGGCACGTAAAGATGCTCTTAAAGCTGCAATGAATGCCAAAAGAGATAAAGAAGAAGATAAAAGAGAAAATAAAAAGAAAGATGAGAAAGTAGTTAAGATGGGTAAGCTTGGTACGTTTATGAAAGATGGTCCAAAAAGTGGTTTTGGTAACAATTTAATGGGTACGCTTTTAGGTGGTTTAGTAGTTGGTGCTGGTTTAGCAATTAAATCTATGATCGATGGGTTTAAAGCCGGTGGTTTAAAAGGTGCTATTAAAAAATTATTTTTTGGAAATGGTGAAGGTGGTTTAGGAAATGCAATTGCTGGAGCATTTAAAGTAGGTGCTACATTTGCTACTGCAGGATTATTAATAGGTGGTCCTGTGGGTGCATTAGTTGGTGGTTTAATAGGTATGGCTGTAGGCGCATTTACTGGATATTTTGGAACTGATGCAATCGGTGAAAAATTTTCAGCTGCTGGTGACTTTGTAGGTGAAGCGGTAGACGGAATTATATCTAGAATTAAAACATTCGGAATGGGATTAGCTCATGCCATATATAAACCTGCTCAGAAAGGTAACGTTGCGGCAAATGATACAAAAGCACAATTTTTTGGTAGAGAAGTAAATTGGACTTTAACAGGTATTGGTGATAAGGTTGCAGAGGCTTGGAATGGTGGATTTGCTTGGCTGAAAGAAAAAATATCAAATATTGCAAAATCGATATATGATAAAGATACAGGAGTAATATTAGGTGGTGTATTTACTATGCCAACCTGGTTTGGTGATGTAAAAGAAAGTGTAATGAAAGTTTGGAATGGTTTAAAGAATTTTGGAATGACTATAAAAAGAGGTGTTATAGGATTATTACCAGATTGGTTAACAGATAGATTAGGAATGACTGTAAACGGTAGAATACCTGCATCTGAACTGGGATTAAATGTACCGGGATCTTCTGTTGGTGGTAGTGTTGCAACTGCTTTAAATAATCCAGGTATGGCATTAAGCGATATAGCATACGAAAGATCATTAGGTGAAGTAGTCAATAGAACTTATGGCCTAGGAAATAACCCAACACAAGAAGCAGTACGAACACTGGAGAACCTCTATAAATACGGTAATCCAGGTTCAGACGTTGCTAATGCACATATGGCAAGAGTTATGTCATCATATGGCGAAAGAAAAGGAATAGATTTAACAGCAACAGAAAGACTTAGACAGAGAGATATGAATCTTGCGATGGATGGATACGGCATGCGTAATGGCGGTGTAAATATAACTACAGATGCATCAAACAATACTGGTGCTGTTATTGTTAATAATAATTATATGGATTCAGGAGGTAGCTCATCATCAGTAGATATACATACTCATATGGTACAAGGAGTATACCCTCCAAGTATGCTGCCATCAAACCCATTCTTTAAAATGGCAGGCCAATATTAAAAAAGGGGACTTTCGTCCCCTTCTCAATAACTGATTAACTCTTAAGCTTCAGCTGCTAGTTTAGCAAAATAACTCATAGTGTCATCATTGTCCGAATCCGCTCTTGCGATTGGATCTGCTGCAG